CCCCCCTCTTCAGGAAGAACTTGAGCAGCGCACCCCAACCATCCAGAACGGATTCTGGAAGGTCGGACTTTACAACCAGTCCCCGGACAAAAGGGGAATGGGTGTAACGATCGATTCCATGGACTTCATAGCCCAGGAACGAGGTGCGACCTAACACCGGGCTCGTACTGGCGACTCTCGGGAGAGGCATAAGCTTCTCCAGATAATCGTCCAGCCAACGCACTGGGCCCCAGTAACCATGCTCGTAGAGCTGGTTACGCAAGGACACAGTGCTGATGAGCTCGGTCGCGTCCCTCCGTGATGTAGGGAGAACTGTACGTACGCGGACGATGGATACGTCCTCGCCGTCGTAGTACTCCTTACCGCAAGACTCTCTGAACTTTCCAGTCCAGAAAGACTTGCGAGTATTCACTCGAAGACCAAAATCTTCGAGCTTTCCTACCACGGAACGCGCGAAGTCTACAGGGACAATGATATCGTCCCCATAGACACGCACCTGACTCTTGAACCGACGGATCAGTCCAGGAGTCAACCGGGTCTTGAGCCCTTCTTCAATCCCACAGAAGACCAAGGTGCAAAACACCATGGCCTCCACAGGGAAGCAGAGGGCCGAACCCATAGACGCAAACTTGGCCAGGCGTACAACGCCATGACCAGGCACATCAGCCTTCCGGCTCCTAGTTGCATCGAGCCCCCGTGCAACATGGGGGAATCGAGAAACTAGGAGACGTACATGCTGATTGGAGACGCGGTCGGATGCTTCGCTCAGATCGAGCGTCGCAAGTGCCCCTGTAAGGGACCCTTCCCGAGCCATTTCCCTGTTAGGGTCTTGGTCCCGGAATCCGATAAGGCTTCTGTAGGGGTTGTCCTTCCCCTCCAGATAGCCTACAAGAGACTCAGCTATAGCCTGCTGCGTATATTGCATCGCAGCAGGCTCAATAGCTATGACTCGAGGCGTCTTCAGCGTCTTAGGAACGGTAATGACCCTTACGGGCCTTTCCGCTCCAGGTTCGAGGATGTCCACATGCTCGAAGTCTACGTATGTCCCCTCACGGGGAGCTACGTACCCGTCTAGAAACGGGAATAACTCTTCGAGCCGCTGAGTCCACTCAGACTGTTCGTACTTGTGGTTTCCCACAAGCCGATCAGCCGTGGCTCCAGGTCCATGCTTCGGCTTGACACGTCCATAGTAGATGTCTTCATCTACTCGTTGCAGGACGTGTGCAAATAGAAGCATACCGACGCGATGAAACTGCTCAAGAGCAGTTTCCTCTAGCTTCGCATCGGACGTGCGGACATCCTGCTCACACTCGATGAACTTGGAGATGGCTTTCGAGTCCTTCTTTCGAAGGGAATCCTCGTCAACCATCTTCCCTCTCACGAGACCATCGGTTTTGATCTTCGCGAACATCAGAGTAATCTGACGTATCGCTTGGATCGCATCGATGTTAGGTTCATCGAGCAAGAGCCCGGTAGCACGGTCGAACACTAGACCGAGGAAACCTCCTAGAAATAGGGGGAGACCTCCTCCTCGCGGGCGTTTCCACCCCACGAAGAGTTGAGAGTCTACCTTTCCATCGTCTAGACCTTTTTGGAGGTCATCGGCGAAGGAAGGTAAGGTCACCGCCAGAAATGGCAGACCCTCGTGTTCGACACGACCAACGATCGTTTTCCAATCGTTGGTGGTGCTAACGCGACACCAGGTCCCCCTATCAAGGAGGACCTCCTGCAAGAGACACATGAGGCTTTTCATGGCCTCCTCCGATCTATATCGGGGGTAAGCCATCCCGACTCATGCGTCTACCGTGGATCTCAGGCCGTTACGACTCACCGCCCAGAAGGCGGGTCGTCGCTGCACCGGAAGTAGCAGTGAGGAAGCTCGTGAGAGCATCCACAATCTGCTTCTGCTCCGCGATCGTGTAACCAACCTTAGGAACATCCACAACAACATAGCAAGCCATGTTGTAGGGGGTGTTCTGGGCCGGGAACAGCGGATCGGGAGCAGTCTTCCGGACATCAATGCGGGCCACACGACGGTTCCGCTTGCCATAGGCATGCGAAATCGTAAGGGTGGTGTTTCCATCATCCTTGGTGTAAACGCTAGCCCCATCCTTCACACTAGTGCGAGGAAGGGACTGCGCAACCGCATTGATGGTCACGGACTGAGGGTCGGCAAACGCCACGAGATGACTCCAGCAGGTGAAGGAACCGAAACAGGCACTGGATGTGCCGGTTCCGTCTTGCTCGGACCGGAGTTGCCAGCAACTGCGAGTATTAATCCGCAGAGCCCTGCAACTCCTGCAGCTGAGAGCTGCCACAGACATCCAAGAGCCCAACGCCTTTCGGCGTC